CTTTGAGGATATTGATTGTATTGGGGATATTGTAATGGATAGAGAGAAGAAGAAAAACAAGGCTAATTTAGATTCCAATATTGGCCTTGGGCGAAAATTAAATTTAGATGAGATGACAATGACATCCAAAGTTAATATGGGTGATTTGCTTGAGACTATTGCTGAAATGGATGATTTGACAAAAAAGGGAATTAGTACAGCAATCATTCCAAAAACAATTGGAGATGATGAACCAATTACATTGGATGACATTTTGAATTTATGGGATGGTATTCGTGAAACACCAGGGCGTATTATGATAATATCATCTAACCATTATGACGATTTGGATACAGCATTGAAACGCCCGGGGCGTATTGACATTACATTGGAACTATCTTATGCCAGCAGACAAATAATCTCAGAAATGTATAAACACTTGTTTGAAATAGATATTGACCCTGTTATATTAGAGCAAGTAAATGATAATTTTTATTCACCAGCTGAAATAATTAATATTTATATGAATGAGGAGCAGGATAAGGGTCGGTTTATAACCAGACTACAGATGAATGAGCATGTCTAATTCCACCTTTTAAAAGGTGGAGCCAAACTAATTATTTTAAGATAAAATAAATAATGTTTTATAATATATATATATATGATTCAGATATCACCTGAGACAAATTCGTTGATTTCGGACTTAAATGAAAAATTAAAAGAAAAATGTACTGAATTAAAACTAACCATAGACTCATCACCTGGTGAAGGAACATTCAAACTTTGTCTTTTAAATAATAATGAATGTGTATCTTATTTGATTATAAACAATGAAAATGATACTTTTAATATTCTCTCTCGGACCGATGACGAATATCGACGTAGGGGATATAATAAATTTTTGACAGCTGTCAGTATCTGTTTAGCAGATACAATGACAGCATCTGAGTATCTTTTTTCATCAACAAATGTTGAAGCAAGAATTCGTATTTTGAAAGAATACAAACACATGTTGAAAGATGAATTAGATAGGTTGAATGATGAATTAGACAGGTTGAATGATGAATTAGACAGGTTGAATGATGAATTAGACAGGTTGAATGATGAGGGAAAAGATGGAGATAGCTTGAAAGATAAAATATACAAGTTGAAAGATGAAATAGACATGTTGAAAAAAAGTGAACCTTTAAATTTTTTTGTTCCTATTGCTGAAAATAAAAATAAAGCAGAAGATATAATCACTATTTGGATTAACAATTGTGACAAGGGAAGAGCAGGGGGGACACGACGCAAAACACAAAGACGAAAAAACAAAACACAAAAACGGAAATCTAAAAAAACACAAAGACGGAAAAACAAAACACAAAGACACCAAAAGAGAAATACATAAATATATATATAAGGGTGCTTATAAAAGACCAGAAAAATATGTTCCAAAAAATAAAACAAGAATAAAACAAGAAAAATAAAAAAATATATAAATGATTATTTACAAAGGATTTGTAAATAATTGGCGTTTGAAATGAGAAAATGTGTAAAAATTTTAAAAAAAGAATCCAGTCTTCTTTGTTTTCTTTACTCTCTTTCGCTTAGATTTAGTCTTTTGTTTACTAGATGATGGCTCTTTCTCATTCTCTTCCTCTTCATCTTTACTTCCATCCTTTTTACTATCCTTTTTACCATCCGTTTTACTATCATCCTTTTTATCGTGTCCTTTTGTCTTAGAATCTGTTGGTCTGTATCGCAAAAACCAGGAATCATATTCAGGCTTACCTTTTTTGTTCTTAAGCTCCTTAAATTTCTCCGCTTTTTCAGCACGCATTTCTTCTACTGTCTCCTGGTGACCCATACAATTGATTGAAAATCGGCGCAATACACCTTTTTGCGACAATCGGTTCTTCTCCTGAACCTCGAACAAATATTTGGACATACATAGTATGCGATTCTTATCATAATATGGTCTGTTCGCATATAAAAACGCCAAATAAAAACTCAACATGGTATCAATTGTAGCTACTTTGACATCGTATCCAGACTCCTTAATTATGTTGTAACTATGACACGCAAGAGGTTCATAGATAAACGCAATTGTATCGACTCCAACACGTATTTCATAATGCGTCGCAATAATTTCCCCAATTGCCGGGCGCTTAATAATCTTCACTTTCTTGACACCAATATCATGAAGACGTTCTGTAATAATCTGAGCAGTCACAGTTGGTTCCTCAGATAACACGTCAAAATCGGGTATTTTCAACAATTGGCGACGCAAATGATGTGGCATATGTTGAGCATATATGGACAGCGCATAACCGCCAAAAAAGACAACACCTTGGTCCACCAATGTTTGTTGAACAGTATCGTAAATTTTATTCACATTTTCATTTTCACCCATTTTACGCTGGAAATCAATGTGTTTACACTCTGCTGTACTTAATGGATAATGCTTGTTAAGAAGAGTCAAGCGTTTCAATACTTTCTCCCAACGCGACACATCGCCTGCCGGGCGCGACAGCTCTAAATACATTCCCATACGTAGCAAATTTGGTGGCGCATAAAGTATGCCAGATATTCGAATTGATTCATTTTTAATCGCATTAAATAGCTCCTTTGGTAATAATGTAATATCGGCTACAGGTATAAAATTCACAAATACTTTGAATGTGCCATAATGTTGCCCTGATTTGGCTTCAACCTCAATGAATCCTTCCTTGACATAAATATCTGTTAGTTCTTTTGCGTCATTTAAAGCATTTGCGCTGTAAAAATCGTAATCAGGAATTTCAACATCCTTATTGTAAAACTGGTCTTGTTTTGGCAATATATTATTTATAGCTGTTCCTCCATAACAAATTAACTTCTTATTGCGAATAAAATTCTCAACAATCGTAATGATTCGTTTAATTTCCGGTGAATTTGCGGATTTTCGTCCCTGTCGTTCTTCGGCTTTGTCTACCGCACTACGAAGAATTGCTAATTCACAGTCTTCAAACTTCATGGTTTTATCACAAATTTCTTTTTTCATTATATAATAGTCTTAATATATAATGATAATAATTTTTTGTAAAATAAAACATTGTAAAAAATATTGTGTATAAAATATTATAAAAAATATTGCGTCTAAAATAAATATTATAAATTAAATATTAAATATTAAAACTGAAGTAATCAGAACTAACTGTGCGTGGCGCATACGACAATGCTGGGTCTTGTGGCGGTGGTGCTGGAACAGTTACAGGTGTATATCGTAGTGCCAATGGCTTCAAAACAAACGCACTATTATTTTCATCAAAGAATGCCTCGTTTTCCTCAATATTTGAATCGACATATGAATAACGCATTGCCAACATTTGACACCCTGTCTCTCGTAAAACAATGGAACTAGGATTACTTGGATTTGAACCAGGATTTGGAATACCAATTGTCATACATAACCTATTGTATTGTATTAACTCATTTATATCTGAATTGTATTTAATATCATCAAATGTTAGTTCTCTCATAAATAATGAATTACTTGTCATATTTACATACTCGTAGAATTCTGGGCACTCTAAAAACGACAAATTGCTTCTGTCTACAATAATCGAAATTTTACCCATTAATGCGGACAATGGTGTCGCACCATAATTGGTTATAGCATTATTTTTCATATTTTCAAAACTATATGATTTACCCATCAATATTTCTGAATATTGTTCAAAAATCTTCGCAAAATTCTTATACATCTTTTGATTTTCGCTCTTGATGCGCAAGTGGAAAATAATTGGGTCTGCTGGGTTTGGCGCACCAGAAGATGAAAACGCATTATTCACTACAGCCGCCATAATATCGCTAAATTTAATGTAATTAAATGTCTCTTTTATACAATAATTGTCGGAAGTGCTAGTTGCGACTACTGGGTTGTCATCAATGGAGTAAATCTCAAAATCCAAACCTCTTGTGCCTTGCTTTAATATGTCTGTTAATGTACACATGGATACATAATCATTTGTATAATTGCCACCGCTACAACAATTGTAAGCCGTTTTAATATAATAATCTCTAAAATTGCTTTGAAATTTAGGTTGCGTAGTATTTATAGAGATAATATTTGTATTTAGGTCACCGTAAACACCGTCCATTAGCTGGCAATTTCGTGTAAGCATATTATCAGCCATATTTACATATATTGTAATGCCAATTATTAATCCAAGTATGCCACCAATAATTGCGCCCATTTTGTCCATTAGGCCTTGACCTAAAACACTAAACATTATTGTCATTATAATTATGAGTGCTATTCCACCAAAGTTGCCCGTTCCAGTATAATAAAAATAATACAGAAATGCGATAACTATTATTGCTAGTGTTAGCATTGTTAATAATGTAATTGACGTGGTTTCTGACATATCTTTCATTCCTTTCATAGCATCTTGTATATTTTGTTGTGACTTGGCTACTATATCTGTTGTATTTGCTGACATCTTTTATATATTACTTTATAAATATATTTTTTTTTAAATGTAATAAAATGTTATAAAATGTAATAAAATCATTATTAATATATAAACTAATAATTAGTTAAAAAAATAATATGATACTATTATAACAACTAAAATGCCAGGAGGACTTATGAATCTAGTATCAATTGGACAGCAAAATATTATTCTAAATGGAAACCCATCAAAAACATTTTTTAAATCTACTTATGCGCAATATACAAACTTTGGGCTACAAAAGTTCCGTGTTGACTTTGATGGCTCTAAAACACTGCGTCTATCTGAACCATCAACATTTACATTTAAAGTTCCAAGATATGCCGACTTGCTCATGGATTGTTACTTAACTATAGCAATGCCCAATATCTGGAGTCCAATTATGCCGCCACAAACTGTTGCTCAATCTGATGGCACTACTACATATACTGATTGGGCTCCATACGAATTCAAATGGATTGATAATTTAGGCGCCAAAATGATTTCAAAGGTAAGTATTGTTTGCGGCAACTATACACTCCAGGAGTATTCTGGTGACTATTTATTGGCAGCTGTTCAGCGCGACTTTACCGGTGTTAAAAAAGATTTATTTGGTGAAATGTCTGGAAATACGCCTGAAATGAATAATCCTGGTAATTCAGGCTCACGTGTCAACTCGTATCCTAACGCATTTTATACGCCTGATTTAGCTGGTCCTGAACCGTCAATTCGTGGCCGCATTTTATATGTTCCTCTAAATAGTTGGTTTGGACTCAAGTCACAAATGGCGTTCCCATTGACATCATTACAATACAATGAACTACAAATTGTTGTCACGCTTAGACCTATTAGTGAACTATTTCAAATCCGTGATGTATTTGATACGACATATAATTATCCATACATTGCGCCTAATTTTAATTTGTGGTATATGCAGTTTTATCGCTTCTTACAACCGCCACCTGATATTGAACTTGGAATAACATCATATACCGATACTAGAACCTTGTGGAATGCCGATGTTCATTTGAATTGTACATATTGCTTCTTATCCAATGAAGAAGAGCGCCTATTTGCGCTGGAAGAACAGAAATATTTAATTAAACAGGTAAGAGAACAGCGATTTTTCAATGTCACTGGTCCAAACAAAGTGTCGCTTGATTCAATTGGCATGATATCTAATTGGCTATTCTATTTTCAAAGAAGTGATGTTAATTTAAGAAATGAATGGTCAAATTACACAAATTGGCCGTATAACTATATGCCTCTTGATGTTGTTCAAGCGTCGTCTGGTGGCGATTTCCTAATTTATAGAACGGATGCTGAAGGCAACCAAATCCCATTTTATATTGGACCCGGTGTTAATCCAAGTGGCAATTTAACGGGTCTTTTAGTTACGTCGAATTATTCGCCTGAAAATGACAAGATGATATTGGTAGCAATGGGTGTTTTGTTAGATGGGTCTTATAGAGAGAATATTCAAGCAGCAGGTATATATAATTATATTGAAAAATACACCAGAACTACCGGTAATGCGCCTCCAGGTCTCTATTGCTACAATTTTAGTATTAATTCGAATCTTTCAGATTTACAACCATCGGGTGCAATGAATATGAACCGATTTAGTAATATAGAGTTGGAATTTACGACAATTATACCACCACTAGACCCTTTAGCACAGAGTTTGTCAATTTGCGACCCACAGACAGGTGAAGTTATTGCGGTTAATAAACCAACATGGCGCATCTATGATTATAATTTTAATCTAACATTGTTTGAAGAGCGTATTAATATTGTCAACTTTATTGGTGGCAATGTGGGACTGATGTATGCCACATAATTTTAACAATAATAAACATTTTTATTATTTTAATTATTTTAATTATTTTAATTTATACAATTGGATATAAATTAAAATACAATTAATATAAAGATATAATCAATATTATAGATTATGAGTTTTGACAACCAATTATTAGAAAAATATAATGTAAAATTATATAGTGCGGAATATACAACATATGATATAATTAATGATTTTCTAAAAAATAATCAAAACGAACAACCTTTTTATATTATTGATATAGGAGAAATTATTAAATTATATGAAAAATGGATAACCATCTTTCCAAATATTAAACCATATTATGCTGTAAAATGTAATCCTAATCCAGTATTATTAGATGTGTTGGCTTGCTTAGGAACTTATTTTGATTGCGCGTCTGAAAATGAACTGAAATCTGTCATTGAACTAACAAATGACCCAAATAGAATTATATTTGCGAACCCTTGTAAAATGTCTTCTCAAATTAAATATGCCAGAGCAAATGATGTAGATATGATGACGTTTGATTGCGAAGAGGAATTATATAAAATCAGATTATACCATCCTTATGCTAAATTGATATTAAGATTAGCCGTTGATGACAGTCAAAGTTTATGTAAATTTAATAGTAAATTTGGCTGTAAAATAGAAAATATTGAAAAACTGATTAATCTAATGAATGTATTACAATTAAAACTAATTGGGTTTAGTTTTCATGTAGGTAGTGGTTGTAAAAGCGTTGACAGTTATTACAACGCTATTAAAACTTGTAAATGTGCCTACGATTTAGCAATGAAAAATAACATAAATATAACTATTATAGATATTGGTGGAGGTTTTCCTGGAATTTATACAGAA